TCCGTATTATCGTCAGCTTCTACGATGTCCCAAGCAAACTGTTTGGGCATATCTTTAGACAGCTTTTGATATAGGTCTTTGTCTATCTTCTGATATGGGGCTTGCTTGTAGACATGCTCAGCTTCCGGTAGGAAACTAATGCCGCTAACGCTATCAAAGTTTTCCCAAATCCACTGACAGACTGCAAAGAAGTTATCGTCGTTGTAGTAACAGGTCATTGAGGGCTTATGCTCACACCAATGATCTTGATACACTTTCCATAGCTTCAACTGCTCCATAGCACCCATGTCTTCCACTGTGACTGCTTTGGTTGGTGACTTCTGTGGGAACGAGAAGACCCAGTTATGTTGATTCATGATGTCTTCCTCATGAGGGAAGCCAGCTTCAATCATAGCAGTCGCTAGTGGGTCTTTCTTATCTGCACGTACTGTACGGATATAATACTCACTGAATCGTGGATGAATACCGGAAGCACTGTCCGTTAGCTGTGAGACAGTCCCAGAGGGCTTTACGCACGTTATAGCAGCGGATTGATTAATCCCCAGCTTATTAGCCCAATATCGGTTTGTGTCTACTGCAATCTTTCTGAGGCTGTCTAGAAGCTTGCTGAGGGCTTCTTCTCCAGTAGACCCATTGGTTAGCTTACAGTCCATAATTCCCGTCAGAGAGACACCTAGAAGTGCTTCCTCCTCCGTATTCTTCTTCCAAATGTTTCTCAAGTATCGAAAGTCCGTCAGAGTCGCTTGGAGCGTACCCATGATGGTAGCGATACGTACTTTGTCCTTCAGAGTATTTTCTGTATCGTCTGCACGTACAACCACTTCAGATAGGTTACAGAATTGATAAGGCCTCAAGATAATTTCAGAACAAGGATTGGTTCCAAACTTATGAGTCGCATCACGCCTTTCGTTACGTGCTGCTACCTTCTGTGCTGCTACACGGCTGAAGATACCACGCTCGCCAGACTTAGAATCATAGAGGCGCTTCATCTCAGAGGAGTAAGTATCAAAGTCAGGCCTTTCAGAATAGACTGCGCTGTTGTTCGCCAAAGCTCGCTGCCCATTAGTAAGATACCATTCACCGTTCTTGGCATTAGCCATCCGGTTGTCTGTTACATTGCTAAGACTGATGAGGGCAGACCTACGTACTCCACCTACTACAACAATATCAGCTATCTTACAGACCAAATCGTGACACTCAAGAGACGTAAGCTTGCGTCCAGCAGCAGACTTAAACAGGTCTACGGAAAAGTTAAACAGATCCGCAAGAGGCTCCGGTCCAGACGCTCTGCCGCCAAAGGTCTTTAGCCTAGCTCCCGCTGGCCTAACGCGAGTCAAGTCACACTTAGGAATCTTTCCAGCGTACAACAAACTAATCAACTCTCTGAAGCCACTTGCCCAGCCTACCTTACTGTCAGACACAACAATGGTAGTCTCTGTGTCATGAAATGTGTCTGCCACTGTAGGCAACTGCTGCACGTAGTCTCTTTCGACACTGAAGCCAACACCTGTACCGTTGAGAAGTATATACATCAACTCATCAAAGGATCTGGGGCTGTCAATGGGCAGATACGAACAGTTAAACCCTGCTACATTATCTCTGTCTAAAGCAGGGCCAGCTGTCATCATACAGCGCATAGAAGGCATCACCTTCAGATCCAAAATGGCTTTCTTTATCTCTGCTGCAACATCAGACGTAATCTGTGCTCTATTTTTCCAAAAGTATTCGACGTATCGGTTTACAGTCTCTTCCCATGTTTCCCTACGTTGCTCGTCGTCCAAATACCTAGCGTATCTTGATTTATGTATGTATTGTTGATATTGGTCCATTAGATTTCGTAGTCTCCTCTTGTAATCAATGCTAGCTTAATTTGGTCCAGTAAAAAGTAAAGATCCTGCGTCTCTATGTTCGTAGAGATGACCACAAAGTCCTCTGATTTCACGATGCAGAAAGCGTCCTCGTACTTCTCTAGATCCTCCACTGAAGTAACAGCTGCAAATACTGCTGGTACTGGAATCTTTTCTGCCTTCCCATTAAAATTTCCCTGTATTACTTTCATTCATAGGCTTCCTGTTCTTTTATCATTCTGTCCAAGTACCACTGAGCCTTCTTTAGATCTTGTATACCGTTCTTGTATCGCCATCTGTGTAGATATTTATGTACATTACCCTCACAGTATTCTACAATACATTCGCCTAACTGTTGCTTAATGTAGTCTATAGCTTCAATACCGCCTTTGTTATAGTGAGGAGGCTTATGCACCAGTGCGTCCCACTCTTCCGGCTTAGCGTTGTCTATAGCTGCATTGTCCAGCCTATACTTAGTCCTCTGTTTCATCGAAGTATTCCTCTAAATCTTCAAATTTGTGTAGATTCTGTAATAGTCTGTACTCAAATGCGTCTAGTAGTTCTTCGGCACTGATGTCTAAAACCTCACACAGCAAATCTACGTCATATTCCTGTAGTATGCGTTCTTTTAGTTCGTCAACCAGCATTGGCATAATCAATCAACTCATTAACTGTGGCTATGGTATAAAATTTAAATCCCTCTTTAGTACACCACTGGCCCATTGTCATCTTGGCCCCTTTACGTACCTTCTTGTTTGGGTCAGACAGGACAAAGACTAACTCTTGATCTGTGTCCAGACAGTTCCGTATGGACTTGTACTTGAGTACCTCTCCCTCCCTGAAGAACCCTTTACACTCTACAAACAACCAATCTTGAAAGACAAAATCAGGTTTGTACCTTCTTTCCATTACATAGTCTATGTCGTATGGTTCATACTCCATGAACTTACGGGGCAGAGCTTCCGCAAACTTCTTCTCCAGCCCCGATCTATAGCGTCCATACTTTTTAGAAACCATCTACTGCCTCCACAACGAAAGGTTCCTTAACGATCTTTGTGAAGAACTTTGGACCATTTGCGTAGATAAAAGTACGCAATTCTGGGTAACAATGTTCTTTGAATTGACAGTAAGAACAACCAACGTCTAAACGCATGTTTCCAGCTTTTCCATCCGGTACATCTGGATAACAGAAAGAGACCGGCTCCTCCTGCTCTACTAGCTTTTTTACGGAACGTACTCGCTCTGCAATATCTCCTTGCAGCAGCTCGTGCATAGGGTCCGTAGTGTCGTCTAGATCGTGCATACAGAAGGTCAGATGTCCGTTTTGTTTGTCCATAGCCAACCAAGCAAACTTACGCTCACCTTCTGCATGGGCGTATGCTTTGATCTGATCGACATATCCAAACTGATCGTCTTCCGGTACTCTACGTTCTTTAAACTTCTTGAAGGCAAAGGTGCTGGCAGACTTAACGTCAGTGACTACTCCGTCTATCTTACAGTCCATGTGACCTACAATACCTTCCACTTCGCATCTCTTCTGCTCACACGTAACCTCATGTCCAGACATGCGAGTCAAGAACAACAGCATCTCTTCAATCAGATGTCCATACATAAACTTGACGTATGTATGAGGCATAATCTCTTCTTTGACTGTCCCATGAAAGCTATTCCAGATGTATTTATCCGGTCTACCAATCATAGACAGTCTCAGTTTCCGCGTATCCTCTGTACGTTCTCTGCTAAACTCAGACCGCATGAGGGACTTCATAGCCTCCCCAAACTTCTCAATCTCAGCTTCAACGTCTACGTTGTCCGGTACTTCATGTGTCGATACCAACCTATAGATATCGTCTATTAGTGTGTCTGTGCCCATGAGTCTCCTACCTTAAATTCACCGTCAAGTGGACAGTCTAACTTCCATTCTAGTCCGGCAGCTTGTATGCAGGAAACCGCAAGACCTCCAAAGATTACCGCCTTGTCCTCAATCACTTCTGCCTGTATCTCATCGTGAATGTTTCCAATAAACTTGTAATCTATACCCCATAGTTTAGCATATTGATCCAGAAGAGTCAAAGCTTTTTTCATGACCAATGCACCTGCTGATTGCAATAAGGTATTCAGGGCTGCATGTTCTGATCTGATTAAAACTCTTCTACCGTCTAATCCTTTGACGTACCCTCCTCTTGCCTCTTTCGAAACTCTGTCTCTAAGATCTCTAAATGATGGGAGATTATTGAGGAAACGTCCTCTAAGCTCTGCACCATCTGCCCTGCCTCGTTCAACCACCGAA